AGGTAGGCATGCCGCGCTTGGCGATAGGCGTTCAGATACTCCAAAGCGTAAACGTCCAGGGTGACGGTCAGCGGCTCGGTCAGCAGCGCCGGCGGCTCGGTGCGGATGTACTTATGGCGGGTAGCGGTCATGGGCGGGGCTCCTTTGCAATTAAAAGGGGTGGGTTTGGTCAGGCGTCGGCGGCATCGGGCGCAATCCGCGCCTTCTCCAGCTCCATGTCCAGGGCGGCCTGCAGGTAATTGCGGATCGTGCCGCTGATCAGGTTGCGCTGCTCCAGATCGGCCACGTAGGTGGCCAGGTCCTCGCGCGCGGCCTGCAGGTGTGCGGCCAGGGTGTGGCCAGGCTCGCGCGCCGCGACACGCCGGCGAATCTCGGCGCGGGCCTGCTCGATCACCTCGGCGCTGTCGTAGGTGGCGGGCTTGTTCAGGTAGTCGCTCATAGGGTGGGGTCCTTTCCATCGGCGTCATCAAGGTTCATCAGCTCGGTCTGCAGATCGCTCATGCAGTTGGTACAGATGCCACAACCAGAATCAGGGTTGAGCGCACCGAACAACGTAAAGCACTCGCGGCATTCCGTAGTCGGTGTCAGCTTCACCGGCGCAGGGTCTTTGGCCGGCTCGAAGTCCCAGCGCTCACCACAGGCCTGGCAGGCCGCCCGCAGAGAACCGGAGCGCGCCTGTTTCAGTACGCCGCCGCAGGCCTCACAGGCACAGCTAGCCAGCTGCTCAGCCATAGCTTGGTCGACCGCCGAGTGATCTTTCTTGGGCTTGCGTAGCCCCTTACCCAGCGCTGCCTTAACCTTGCGATATTCGCGCACCATGTTCTGGCCGCCTTCCTGCAGGTGCTCGCCGCGCTGCATGCGGCACTCCAGGCCGTGCAACTGCAGCGCCAAGTAGTCGTCTTGATCACTCATCCCGATACCCTGTCAATCGGCCACGTCGGCCGAAGGCTGACCCAGTATGCCAACCAGGTCAGCGGTGATGCTGGCCAGCTGGGTCTGAAGGCGCCCGTTCTCGGCAGTAAGGCGCTTACTCTCAGCACGCAGGCGCTCGTTATCGTCCCATGCCGTGCCGCGCTCTCGAAGCGTCAAAGCATACTCCTGCTCATCCCGACTCTGCTTGGCGCGCAGGGCCGCCAACTCACGCTCGGCCACCTCTAATGCACTCTGCGACTTGCTCAGCGCCGAGCGGACCGACAGCAGGTCAGCGACTTCGGCCTGCAGCTCATCCGCCACGCCGCCAGGCGAGAGCTTGGCCAGCAAGGCGGAAACATCGGACTGGGGTCGTAGTTGCGCCAGAAGGTGCAGCGCCGCTGCCAGCTGGCAGCGCTCATCCGGCGTTACGTGTAACGGCTTAACGCCGGTGGCCTTGCGCAGCTCGCGTAACTTCTTCTGCCGTTCGGCCGGCGTCATCGCCCGAGGCGACAAGGCCAGTGCAAAGGTTTCATGGTCGAAGGGGTCAAGCACGTCAATTCTCCCAAGGGCGTCATGCCATGGTCGAATTATATGTTGATTTGTAGATATCTACAATTGTTGTTATCTACATTTGTTGCGCATCACGTCGGCCGGCGACAGCCCGGAGTAGATGGACAGTAGGCGCCACACGGCATACGGCACTTCGCTGGCACCGCCCGCCCACTTGCCGATCTTGCCCGGCGACACGCCAACCAGGCGGCCCGCCTCGCTGCGGCTCAGCTGCGCAATCCGCATCAGCTCGCGAAACTCGGCGGCACTGGGTGGCTGCCAGTCTTCGGTATACCCCTCAAACAGACCGGGGCGACCCAGGTTCAATTCATCCAGGGCCAGTGCATACGCCATTTTGCGCGGTGGGTCGCCGGCAATCTCCAGGTGATCGGCCCGGGTGCGCACCAGGGTTCGCATGGCTTCGTCCAGGTCCTTGTCTTCAAGCGGTACCCGGGTTCCGTCGTGCAACACCAATGCAAACATTCACAGCCTCCAATGCTCTACGGCGGGGTTTCCCGGCCTGAAAAGGCAAAGCGCGCCGAAGCGCGCTAAGCCGTACTGGGGCTGATCGCCCGCAAGGGCGTGACATTAAAACGCCGTCACCCCCTCGTCAATTTGGCGCCGCTTGGACTCGGTTCGGGTGGTACTGGATCAACACGGTGTGACCGTCTTTCCAGCACGTCCAGCCCGAGGGCGACGACAGCAGCCCCACACATGCATAGTCGTGACACTGGTAGAAGCCATGAGTTTCGAGAAAGGCGCCGGCCTTCACCAGAAACACACGATCAGGGTGCATAAGGTTCGCCAGGGACGGTATGGAAAGGTACAGGCAGGGCCGCAACGGCCCGGCGGCTTCGCGGACATTGGCGCGTAGGTTGAAGTGCGCGTGAAACGCCCGCTTTAACGCGGCCACATGAGGGGCTTGCTTGGTCATCGGTAGAAACTCCGGTGTAAGCGGTCTTGGCGAATGCCCGACCTTGCCGCCGACTCTAACGGCGACCGCTCCACGCGTCAACATTTCTACAAATCAACAATTCAACAAAGCCGCAACCGACTTCGGAAGCCCCCACACCGCCGCAGAAGCGCCCACCGCGTCCGGTTTCGCGCGCACGGCAACCCGCCGCCTTGCCCTGGGCTGCTCGGGAACTCGCTCAGGAAGGCGCCGCAGCGCGTGCAGGACGGCAAAGAACGCGAGGCGCACCCCCTGACCTGTCCACTGGACGCGTAGCGTCCCTACCAGGCCAGCGGCCGGCGCGTGAAGAAGCGAAGGGCCGTGCGCTGCGCTTGTGTCGGGATTGGCCTTAAACGGCCCACAGCGACTGGAAGGCGCCTCACTGGAGGAACGGCGGCGGCACCGGCGGCGACCTCTGAGCCCGCGCCTACAGGCGCGAAGTGGCTCAGGCATCATTGGCATAGGAGGGGTAGTTATACACATGGCATGGTCTATGCGCTTTAAAGACCCTTTCTTAGCTCCTTCGGTACCACTCCACAGCATGTTTTGCATATGTTTAAAACCCGATCAGCTCGGGTTGGGCTCGCGCGCGCGATCGGGGATGCCCCCGCCGCCGGCAGGGGGTAAGCGAGGGTGAAAATGAGGGGTGTGCAGGTGGTGCGAGGGGGAATATGGCGGTAAATCGGGGGGAGGTTTGCAGCAGACGTGCGAAAGCACCGCCGGTGGCGGTGCAGCTCGACGCGGGCGTCAGGTCTGGATAGGGTGTCGGGCGAAGTGCGGATACTTCTTGACGAACTCGCGGCTTAGCTGCGGCTCACGCAAGCCAGTGTCGACGATGAACGCGGCAAACGTGCGCTGCCACTGCTCGTTGTAGTCCGCCTGGATGCCTTGCTGCTCACGGCGATCACGCTCTTGCCGGGCGCGCTTGGCACCTTCATGGGATTGTTTGCGCTCACGGGCGCCGGCCAGGTCGGCCAGGGCTTCGGCCTTGGCCACGGCGCTGTGCTTGTCCACGGCTTTCTTGAGCTTGGCCTTCATGGCGGTGCGCGCCTGGGCCAGCAGGTGCCCCAGGCCAAGGTCGATGAAGAACTGCGCACGCACGTTAATAGTGGTGCGGGTGATCCATTGCTTGCCGTTGTGGAAGATGCGGCGCTGCTTGCGGCGGATGTACTTCGCCGCCTCCAGGTCGCCCAGCAGGCGCGAGACGGTCCACTCGTTAACCCCGGAGTCCTCCGACAGGCCGCGCTGGCGATTCAGCCGGTACTCACCGTTCTGGTAGTAGCCCAGGATCATGGTCGACAGGTCCAGGCGAGCCAGCAGCGGCCCGGCGATGCGCGCCAAGGTGTCCCACTTTTGCTGATAGGTGCGGTAGCCTGCCGGGCTTAGGCAGTCCATCCGGCGCAGCCAGCGGGTCTGACGGTTCTTGGCTTCTTCTTGGATGCGCTCTTCGGCCTTGCCCAGCAAGCCGTCAAAAACGAATTTCTGCTTGTCCGAGAGGCCACGCAGGCGCCGTGGCTGCTGCGCACGGTCGACGGTGCCCACCGGCTTGCGGCGCTTGACGGAACGCGGGGGGATGTTGGCCAGGCCATTGAACTGGGCGCCCCGCACCGAGTTGGCGAGGACGGTACGCACGGGCGCGAGCTTCATTCGCTCACCCCATGCAGCAGACGCGCGTTACGCGTCACGGTATCCGGGCGGTTCCCGGGCCGGTTACAGGTGCACGGAATGGCCGCGCAGCCTGCGAGAGAGGCCTTGCCAAACATCATGTTTCCCCATATCTGGGGCTTGCCTAAAACATGATCGACGCTTAGACTCTCACCTTGTCGCGGTCGAGAACCTATATGGTTGCTCCGATCTCAAAACCCCGAGGATGCCAGTCCTGCGGGGTTTTTCTTTTTAAGCCTGCCTTGAATTCCATTCTTTTTGCGTTATCTGGTGCTGTCCAGCCCTCTAGCGGGGCGGTCAACGGCGCTCAGGATAACGCGGTCTAACGTGTCAGTCCACTAATTGTGTAAATTACCACAGCGCACAAAACGCGTGGCGCCCAGCGCCATTTGCAGCTGGTAAACCTCACCTGGGTGCGCCTGGGGGTCCAGGTTCTTTTGAATTACCATCCACTCCAGGTGCTTACACAATGCATCGATAGTAGACGCTTGGTCTGGATGGATCAAAGGGTTTGCGTTCTCCGCGTGCGACATGGGGGTGTCCCTCCTACTGATGCCGGCTTTTTCGCATTCTAGCCGGAAGCCATTTAACTGGATACACATACAGTGTTCCAATGTAAGCGATTGAATCTGTTAAGTGCGGAACCAGCCTAGCGCGGCACCTGCAGGCGCCGCACCTCAACCCCGTGCAGTTACTGGCAGGCCTCCACTGCGGCGGCCAACTGGCCGACGTAGCCTTGGCGCTGCAGGCGCTCGGCCAGCAAAGCGCGCACCTTCACCTCCAGGCTGTCCGACCGCCTCAAGCGATCAGCTGCCCAGGCCGGCGGGGCGATCTTCTTCACCCTGCAGGGCACCTGCACTGGCACCTCGACGCGCACGGTGCGCACCTCCGCCGGCGGGGCCTGCCCGGCGCAGCCGGCCAACAGCGCCACGGCCATGATTAACCCGAACCTCATAACTGCAACTCCTGATCTATGACGGCCTCGGCCGCAGCGCAGGCATCACCCGTGCCGCGTTCCTGCTGCACCCGGTTGGCGGCGGCGTACTTGTCCTGGGCGCGCTCGGCGGCGAGCGACTGCGCCAACTCGGCCTTGGCTTGGCGCTGCTGCTCGGCGTGCTTGAGCGCGCGCATCTGGTCGTTCTGCTCGACCACTTGCGCCTCCAGCCCGCCACGGCTCGCCGTGCAGCTGGACAACTGCCGGCCCGACTCAATGAGCTGCGGCCCATAGTGCAATGTCGCCCGCCACCAGCCGACCGTCATGCCCAGCAGCACCACCAGGACGGCGACCACGAAGGCCGCCACTCCCCGCTCCAAGGTCGTCATGCCAAGGCCCGCCGAATGCCCTCATTGAACACCGCGTCGGGGTAGCGGTAATTCGCGCACTCATGGGCGATGATCGCGCCGACGAACACGCGCAGGGTCTTGGCGTCCTTGATGTTGATCACATCGTTGGCCTTGACGCCCAGCTTGCTGGTCACTGCCGCGATGTAGGCTTCGGTGTTGTTCTCGTTACCCGGTGCCCAACGGCTGACGGTTTCGCGCACGGTGTCGATGCCGGGACCGCCCACGCCGGGCATGCCGTCCTTGCCCCGGTAGTTGATCAGCAGTTTGCCCAAGGCACGAATGCCGTTTTCCGGCGAGTCGAAGCGGGCAAAGCGCGGCTTATCCACGCCAAGCTCCAGCCCAAGCTGGCCATTCCAAGCATTGCGTGGGTTGTAGTCGATATTGCCGGGGTTAAAGTTGCGCACGCCGCGCGGTAGTACTGCCGCCATGATTTCCTCCAAACAAAAAACCCGCCTCTAGGGGCGGGTCGGGTCGTGATGGATAAAAGGAGTGGAACTTGTATGCTGTTGCGCAACAGGCCGGCGCCTGCAGGCAGACGCCGGCCGCCCATGAAGACGAGAGAGTGAAACGATGCGCACAGAAGAGACACAACGCGATGACACTATTCCCGAGGTTTTCACACCTGCGCAGGAAAAGCGGCTACGCCAGATTATTCAGGAAGAGATTCACAACGCCAAAGTGGCCGACGCCGAGGCCGGTTTTGAAGATGACTGCTGCTCGTCGTAACCCCGCCTCAGCCTAGCGGCCTGTTACAACGGGCCGACCACAACACCGTGGGTGGCCAGATAAGGCTTCACGCACTGATAGATCAGTTGCAGCTCTTCCGGGCTCAACCGGCGGTTGTACATCGCCGCGAAGTAAATGCGCCTAGGGTTGTTCACCCAAGTGGTGTTGGGCGTTGCCCCGATGTAGATCGGGGTTACCGCCCGGTCTACCTGATCAGCGATAGGCGGCCGCTCACCGGATGCACCCGTGGCCAAGTTATAGGCTTTGACGATCTTGTCGCTCTCGTCAAATGTCATCGCCAGGAAGGCTGGCTTGGTTATGTCCAGACTGGGCAGCGATACATAGTTCAAGCCAGATCCCGAACCACTGACGCCCGTGAATCGGGCCACGCTTGCGCGCACCTCGAATACGCCAGGGTTCTCGTCATTGAACCCGCAGTACAGCGAAGCACCAAAGGAAACACCACCCAACCCATTCGGGCGGCCGCCGGAATAGTTGGACATGAACATGCCGACTTCGGCGCCGTCAGTCACTGGATGGCCAACCACAATCCAGGTGAACGCCCTGCCCTGCGTCAGCCCGGTGTTGATGTAGTTAGAGCCATCGACAATGGCGCCCTTGTTGTCCACCACCGGCGAGCCGACAACCGCCACTTGCGCGCCGTCCGGCGCGAAATTCTTGCTGAAGTTAGCAAGCGAACCATTGGGGAAACCCCAGTACAGCAATCCATCCTCAACCGGCGGGATGTATTCAACAGCTTCACTTTCAAAATCGTCGTCAAGAGAAATCGAGACAATACCCATGGATTAAACCCCTACAGTTGGAATGTGGAACGCAATGCACCAGTTGTGCAGCGGATACGGCTTGCCAACGAGGCTTGGAATGTTCTCGTCAGCGTATTGGCCGGTGCCGGCGGTGTACTCGTACACGTCGTCACTCATGGTTGGGTCGCTGTCGCGCAGGCAGCCATTGCCTTGGTGGTGCGCGCTGTCGGCATAACGGATAAAGACCGGCCCCACCGGGTCGCGGGCCAGTCGCAAACGCACAACACAGTCAGCGACGATGCTTGCACTCAGCACGCCGATATCCCCGCTGTCGTCCAGGGCGCTGAAACCCTTGCTCGGGTAGTCCGTTGGAGTTCGGCCGACAATCGGCTTGTCGAACACCAGCGGCGGATGGGGGACATGTAAGGACAACAGCACTTCGCGGCCCTTGATCTGCGCTTGCAGCGGCGAAAGCGGCTTCCAGTTCTGCCCCTGCTCAACAACCCGGTGCCACACCTTCGCGAACTGCTTGCCCACCCAGCGATAGCCGTTGGCGGTCAAGTGGCCACCCTTATCGGGATAGGGGTAAACCGGCGTTGCCATCACCCAGTTTTCGCGCTCTTCGGCCAGCTCCCACTGCGCCATGCCGATGGCTAGATCATTGGTGTCGCGGGTGTACGAGGCGCCGGTCTGGTAGGTGAGGAACAGCGGGGGCTGTTGCTGTCCGGCAATGGCCGAGACCACTTCGCTTTCCACATCCGAATACAGTGTGGCGAGCTTCGCCTTGTATTCGTCCTTGGTCGCGACACCGCCCCAGTTGGTGCTGTAGTTGAACTCACCCTGCAGGAAGGTAACGGCCACGATGCCGTAGCTTTTGCTTTCAGCCTGCGCGGCCGCCTTCACCTTGGCTGCAATCTGAGTCAGGCGAAGCCAACGATTGGTCGAGTCGCCTTTCATAAGCCGCTCAATCGGCTGTCCGGCTACACCGCTGCAGCTGGCGACGAAGGTTCGCGACGTGTCGTTCTCCTGCTGCGCACGCTGGTTATGCAGTTTCTTCGACATGTTGGTCATGCCGACGACGGTGCACTCACCTTCATTCCCTGCGCCTGGGGCCAGCCCTGCGACCTCGGCATCGGTCAGAACAGTGGCGCCGGTAGCAAGGTCTTGGACCACGGCTTTCAACGGGGTCAGGATGGGGCCGCCGATGGGGGTAAACGCCCCGGCCGTTTTCGAGGCCGGCCGCACCGATTCGCCCAGCATCACGTTGCCATACTTCGGCGTTCTCGACAGCGCCGGCCAGCCCTCAAAGCCCGTCGACAGCGATTGGCCGTATTCCATGAAGTGGTTGTAGTCCCAGATCGGCCGGGCCACTTCGGTGTTGTATTCGCGCACCACATTGGCCGACGACAGCAAGCCTTGCTGGTTCGCCTTTAGAATGTCATCTGCATTGAAATCGGCAGAAGACCCACCGCCAGAGTTACCACCTCTGCCAATGTAACTTCTCACAAACCCGAACCTGTCTGCCTCAGCGAAAGCGAATCGGTCCGTTCGTTTGATAACGTTGTTGCCAAACCTTACGCGATCAGTAGAAACCTCAACGCCCGGTGCCTTGATCAGACCGTTTCGAACTAAGAAAGCGATATGTCCCACTCTATCGCCGGCCGCGAAGATAGGTCTTTTGCTCTCGCGAAAGCGCCGCGTAACTTGCTGAATTTCTTCTGCACTAGAATCCTCGGACTGTAGAACCGAAGTATCCGCATTTATACGCTTGTAGAGCTGACGGCTGATCTTCGAGTTAGGGCCCTTAACGTAGAAAAGCTTCCCGTCAGCAACCGCTAGCCTGCCTTCCGCCTCGGTGTCATGAATGCGCCCGTCTGCCATCTGCGCGCTTAGTTCGTTCGCGGCATCTGGAACAGCCTCGCTGTACAGCCGCGCCTGCTTGGCAAAGCTGGGGACCAGGCCATTATCCGTGACAACATCGGTATGCGCGTCACCGTGCACAATCTCGTGCTGAACCCCGGATGCCGCCTTCGACTTCGCCGCCGCTTCGGCCAGCTGCCCGGCGTAAGCCTGCAGCGATTCAACTTCTGCCATTGATATCTCCTGGCATAAAAAAACCCGCCGGGGCGGGTGTGGTGGTAGTTATAGTTTGACGTTAGTAGCCAGGGGCTTTTCCAATCGCGCGCCAATGGATGGTCGCGGGGAAGTTAGCAGTGTCATTGAACAGCTTGTATTGCGTGGCACTGATGAAAAAGGCGCCTGCAGCGTTGCCATCACCGTCCTCGGCGTTAGGCGAAACTTTGTTTCCGAAACAGTTGTAGACCTCGGCAAACGGCCTCGGGAAATCAATGGCCGCGCTGGTAGCGTCTGCTGCCACTACCCCGCTCCCCCATTGCTCGAGGAACCCCGTGGCCTTGTCCAGCCGCCAACCGGGCGCGGCCATCAATGCTGTGTTTTTGTCCTGTTTGGTCGCGGCAAGGTTATCGACAGCGGTCTGCAGAGCACTGACCAGACTGTCTACCGCCACCTTGGTATAAGCATCACCAATGCCGTAGCCACCGAGGGTGATGGCATTGTTCGCCTTTTGAGCCAACATCCCATCGGTCTGAGGCTTAGTGTAGGCATCCACAATGCCATAGCCGGCCAAGGTCGTAGCTTTCACCGCGTAGGCCGCACCGAAGGCACGGATGGCCTGCAGTAACTGGGTATCGTCGGCTTTGTCCAGAGCCGGCAAGTAGGCCAAGATGAAGTTAGCCAGCTCTTCCTGAACCATGTTCAACCACTCAGCCTTGAGCGGGGTAGGTGCCACACCGCCGACAACGGTGCCATAGCGAAAGCGACCCAGGACGCCAACTAGGTCAGTCCAACTTGAAATGCGCTGCATAACTAATCCTCGTAGCCAGCCACCGAGGCCGGCAACACGTAATGAACGGCGTGAAACAACTCATCAACACAGGCCGCAATGCCTTCAACCTCGGCACGGCCATAGCCGATTTCAACGTCGGTATATTCGGGCGCCTCAAGGCGCAGCCTGCATTCCATGGCAGCGGCTTCGGCGGTGCCATATGCCGCCAGCGGTGCCGAGGCGACCCATGCCCACGGCCAGCCATCGCCATACAGAAAATCGCCGGTGACAGTCGGGCCGACCCGGGCCGGGCGGAATTCTTCAATCGTTACCGTAACGCCGGCCTGCTTGGCCAAGCGGCGGTAGTACGCCACTTGAGGCGCGCCAGAGGCAGTCAGTTTGTCCAGCACGGCCTGCCGGCGCTGCTCAAGCGTCTGCGATCCCGGAACGGTGCAGGCGTCCGGCAACTCCAGATAGTCCTCCCAGTCAGTCAGCAGCGCGCTGACCGTGGCGGGGTTCATCTCCAGTTGCAGCTCATCCAGCGCCACGTCAACCCGTGCCAGCTCAGGCGCCAGGCTGTCCAGCAACTGCGCCACATCAGGCTGCAATTCCGGGTCAAAGGCTGGCCCAGGTGGCAGCAGTCCGCGCAGCCCCTCGCGGTAGTCATCCTCGGTCATAGCCATGTAATCACCCCCAGTACCGCCACCTGGTTGTTCGCCACCGGTACATCCTCGGTCGGCACGGCCAGCTTGTGATCCGTCTCACCCGGGGCATTACTGATGGCAGCGCGGATATGGCTCACCGGAATCAGCGAGCCCGCGCCCCCTTCATCGCCAATCAAGTCGGCCAGAGCCTTGGCAACGGCCTGCCGCACTGCCGTAGTGTCCGGGGTCAGCATGATGTTCAGGTCAATGGCACGGCGCTGGGCGGCGAATACATAAACTTCACTGGTGACCGGCCGCTTGCGCTCCAGATAGGCCTGCACTTCGGCCACCTTCGCCTCATTGGGGAAGATATCGGCGTCACCGTCGCAGACGAAGGTCAGCCCGAACGTGCCCGGCCCCATCCAGCGCGGCAGCGCCCAAGCCCGCGTCACCCCAGGCACTTCCAGCGCCCATTCCACAAAGTCTTCGGCGTTGCCGACCTTGCTCGGGTTCTTGAAGGCGGCACGAACCCGGCCGCGTAGCGCTTCGATTTCCTCCTGTTCAGTGCCGCCGACGATACCGCCGGGGCCAATGACCGCCGTCGAATTCACGCCGAGCACCGGGGCCACAGCGGTCAGTTCGCCGGCCTCGATGTTGCCGCTTGGCCCTAATTCCTCTGCGGCCAGCTGCAACTGGGCAGCACCGTCAACCAAGGTAGCGGCCACCTTGACCACATAGCGGCGGCCATCTTTGGCCTGATACACCGTCCCGGCATCTACCGGGAACCCCGTAGATCCGGTGACCGTGGCCAGTCCGGTCGCCGCCACGGCAGGTTTGCGCCCATCCTCCAGGCGCCAATCCGCCCAGCGCAGCACCTGCTCTTCATCGCAGGTCGCCGGGTGCGCCTGCCTGGCCACCCAACTCTGGTAGCCAAACAGCTGATAGGCCGCACCACTGAGCGCGCGAGCCCCCACCTTGGCATCCGAACGGCGCAAGGCGTCCGGGGCGTTGCGCTCAAAATCGGCCTCGGTGCGAGTGATCAGCGCCTGCAACGTCGGAATTTCATACGGCATTGATCAAGCTCCATGTGTCTTCAAAGGCCAGCTGCAGGGTTTCGCCGTTCGACTCGGTAAGCCGCACCTGCAGGTTGACCCGGTTAATGTCTTGCCGCTCGACCGTGACCGTAACGGCGGTGACAATCTCGTCCTCGGTCATCCAGCGCAGCGCCTCTTCGGCGTATTCCTGCGCATCGCGCAGGGTGTCCGGGGTGATGGCCCGGCGCTGCAGTAGCCACAGTCGCGAGCCGATCTGATCGCCAGGCGCTGTGGGCACGCTGTCTCCCCACCAGCCCTTGCGGTCGGCATCGTCCAGCTGGTCGTCAGCACCGGCGCGGCGCCAGGTGAAAAGACTGATGGTCACCGCCCTGCGCAACAGCGCTTCGCGGCTCATGCCCCACCCCCTACAGGCTTGTTGGTGCTGCCCTCACCGTTCAGCACGCCATCGTGCACATGCTCGATCTGGCTGATGCCGGCGGCTACCTGATCGCCGTCCGACTCGATGCGGCCGGTGGTGCGGATCACGGGCGTGTTGAACTCCACCGCCGCGTCGGCCTTCACCTTGAGCGTGACCGTCTCCAGCTCGATAACCCGGCCACGCTTGAACTGCAGGTAGTCGCCTTCGTCGGTGTACAAGGCCACTTCGCCGGGCTTGAGGCCCTTAAGGCGGAAACGCCGGTCTGCCACCATGATTACCACCCCGTGGCTACGGTCACCGAAAAATCCCACCAGGGCTTCGGCACCAGACAACGGGCAGGATGTGAGACCGTAGGGCTCCAGGTGCTCGATGTCGTCTTTGACTTCCCCGGCGGTGATGCGCAGCTGCAGGCTCTGCAGCTTGCGCGCCGAGTTGGCCAGCACGACCACGCCGCGTGCCAGCACGCTCGCTAGGGGGTTTCTCATGGCTTGTAGTCCGCTGGAATGAGGTATTCAAAGTTGTCGGTCTTCTTGCCCTTCTTGAGCTTGCGGCTCTCGTAGGCGTCGTTCGGCTCGGGCAGGAAGCCATCCGGCGGGGCCACGGTCATACGGGTAAAGGTGCCCGTCTCGCCCAGCTCGTAGGTGATTTCACTGATCAGCATGTCGCGGTCCAGACCGATCAGCGGGTCAATCACCCGCACGATCATGTTGTGCCGCCACAGCTCGCCACTGCTCTGCCGCCAGCCCTGCACCGTGTAGTTGATTGCCATGGCCTTACTGAGGGCATTGGCGCGCTCCCACTGCACGCGGTCGCGCGCCATCTTTTCGGTCAGTTGCCCCGACTGGCTGATCACCTTCACCCGCCGGCGCGCCACCCGGTCATCACCTATGCGCGCCTCCACTTCGGACACGGCCGGTCCGAACGAAACGTCGGTGCCACTGCGCTGCCCTCGACTGATGTACTCGGAAAACACATTGGAGAAGTCCAGCGCGGTGTCACCGGCGAGAATGTTCTTGCCCAGTTCCAAAGCGTCGACCGCCCGCCCAGCCGTGCCCGGCGTGGCAATCACCAGGCGGCCACGCCCATCGTCGGTACTGAACAGCCGGGAAAGCGTCAGTAGGCGGTCGATACTCTCGAACGCGGTTTCGCCCGGCTCGATGGTGTGATCGTCCAGCCCGAGCGTGACAGAGGCCTCGTTGATTACCTTGATGCCGTATTCACCGGCCAAGGCCTCGACGATTTTCTGCACACTTTGGCCGCGCCACTGACCGGGCGAATTGATCGCCGCGCAGTCCACCAGGTCGGCGGTTTTCGAACGCCCGGCAATGCTCAGGGTGATGGACGTGCCGTCATAGTGAATCGGCGTACTGAACACATAACCGCTCAGCAACAGCTCTTCGCCAATGCGCACTTCAACTTCTTCACCCTGGCGAATCCGTACCGGCGCCTCACCGCCGCCGGGCCACTGCCAGGTGATTGACACCGTAAAATCGCGCGCTTGCCGCTCCAGGCCTGCACTGATGCTTACGTCTTTCCAACCGGCGTAGTCGTGCCCGCCAGCGCTCAGGGTGACGGTGTTATCTGGCTCCATGGCTTAACTCTTGGCAACTTGAAGTTCTACGGCAGGCACAAAGCCCGGGTGGCGAATCGCATTGCGCGAAACGATTTCAGCGCCGCGCAAGGCGTCGCCATACAGCTGATGGGCCAGCACCAATGACGACACCATGGCGCGCGGCTGATACGGCCGCAGCCAAACACCGCTACGCGCCACTTCCGTCAGATGCCGATCTAAGGCCAAACGCGCATCACTGAGCGCGCCGAAGTGCTCAGGCGTGCTTTCCCCGGCCACTACCCACATTGCCTCACTGATCGCATCCCTAGCGGCCAGAATGTCATCCGCGACCGGTACGCCGTTATCCATCACGCTACCGGGCTCGACCGTTGCGCCCTGCTGCTCAAGCTGGACGCTCAGAGCGGCCGGCTGATCGACGCTCTGCACGCTGGCCACCGGCACCTCCGCCATGTCCAGCAACAGGTCGACAATGGCGGCATCCTGCACCAGACCAATGACAGCCGCCTGGATCAAGGCAATGTCGGGATCGTCCGTGGCTGCGCGCTCAGTGGACAACGCCACGATGGCATCGGCCTTGCTCTTGGACGATTGCAGCGACCCTGTGGAGCCGTACCCACTAAACCAGCGCTCAACACTCGCCAGATCGCTCAACAGGCTGGCCGACAGAGCGTCGGGCGCATTAATCACCGACTGCACGAACGCGCCCAGGTCGGCTGCCAGCGAGGTCAGCGGCTTAAGGAAGTTGATGGCAAAGGCATACGCACTGGAAATAGCCCTGCGCACCTTGTTGACCTGCTGCCGTGCCCAGTCCACCTTCGCCATGACCGCATCAAACCGCGCCTTGATCCGCTCCAGCAGCGACGGCACATGGGCCGCCAGCTGGCGACGGGTGTTCACCCGCTGCACCGGGAAGGTCAACATGCCGTCGATAAACGCCAGATTGAACCGCACCATGCCCAGCTCGTCGCGGGAGTGCGATAGTTCGCACTTGCCGGCTGTGACGGTCAGTCGCCCGAACCACGGGTGCACCAGCTCCCCCGGCCCAGGCTTATCCAGCGCTTCCAGCAGGCGGTCACGCTGGTCGATAAAATCGCTACCGACCACAAAGCCTTCGAACTTGTACTCCCGGGTTTGCCGGCCCATGTCCTCGACCATGGGCTGATCGCGCTTAGGGTATTCGTGCAACTGGGTGCGCCGGCCGACCGGCACACTGTCGCTGTCCACCCAAAATGGCACGCCGCGAAACGATGCCTCGCGGCGCAGGTCACGCCACTCACTCATTGGTGCCTCCCATGGTCCGACGACCAACGTTCTGCGGCGTTACGGTCACGCCAGGTTGACTACTCTTGGCCCCCTCCAGCCGCGTGCCCGGTGGCGCGCCCTCAAACAGCACACGCAACTCACCGTTCAGCTGGGTTTTTCCGGCTGCCGCCGAAGACTGCCGAAGCAGCGAACCCGGATCGGGCAGCTGACCCGGCGCCTTGAGCAGCGCACCGGGGGTGATGCCGAATTGCTGGGCGCGTTGCTCCTGGGCGGCCTTGACCTTCGCGCCGGCATTCGCCACCAGGAAATCGCCCGTGCCGCCACCTTCACCTGCATTGCGGCGCTTCTGCGCATCGGCCATTTGCGTCACCCTTGCGGTGATACCAGGCCCGCCATCTTCCAGGCCCATGAACTTCAACAGCGGCTCAATGTAGGGCTTGATACCCTCCCACAGCTCTTTGAACCAGGCACTGATTGGCCCCCAGTGCTTGATGATCTGACCTAATGGCGTCCATTCAAAAAAGGTCTTCATCATGTCCATCACTGGCACCGCCGCTGCCCGGATCAAATCCCACAAAGCAGTGAAGAAAGGCCCGACCTTCTCCCAGTTGGCGACGATCAGGCCGGCGGCGGCCGCGATACCTACCGCGATCAGACCGACCGGAGTAGCCGCGAAGGCCACGCCCAGCAAGCGGGTGGCCACTGTGGCGGCGAATACCGCCGCGCGCAGTGCGGTAAACGCCGCGCCGGCGATGACGATGCCGCGCACCAGCTGGGGGTTGTCCCGCACCAATTGCGCCGCCTGCGAGATCCAGGGGCGCAGCTGGTTAACCACAGCGTTAATGCCCGGCAGCAAGGCGTCACCGACCTCGCGGGCCACACCCATCACGCTATTGCGCAGCAGCTGCAGGTTGTTCGCCGTGGTCGCGGCCCGTGCCGCATATTCCTTTTCCATGGAGCCGGCGTATTTCTGCGCGTCGCTGACCTTTTCCAAGTTGCCGCGCAGCAGCTCCAAGTTGGTCAGCAGCGGCGTGATGGCCCCAATGGACTCGGTACCGAACATTTCGGCCAGCAGCGCCGGACGCTTAGCCGCATCGACCTGACCGATACGCTTGAGCAGGTCCAGGGTGGTGCCCTGGGCGTCCTTCTGCATGTTCTCGGCCACCGTCTTGGAATCCAGCCGAAGCGACTTGAATGCCTGCGCTTGGCCCTTGGTGGCCGCCGTTCCTTTGGTCATGGCCAACATGAAGTTCTTGATGCCTGTGGCCGCCACATCCTGCTTGACGCCTACCCCGGCCATGGTTGCACCGATGGCCGCCACCTGGGCTGACGACATGCCGGCCACTTCGCCCAGCGCGCCGACCTCGGTGACAATGGCGGAAATCTGTTTGGTGTTGGCCGGGCCGGTGTTGCCGAGGTAGTTGATACGGTCAGCCAGTCCGATCACCTCGGCCTGATTCATGCGAAACGCGGTTCGCCACTTGGCCATCATGTCGCCGGACTCGTCGGCAGTCTGGTCGAACGCGATGCCCATCTTTACCGCCGCGTCGGCAAAGCCCAGCAGCTCATTGCGGGCAATGCCCGATTGCCCCCCGGCCGCGACGATCTTGGCAATGTCCGTCGCGGCCATGGGTAATCGTTCAGACATCCGGCCAATGTCGTCGCCCATCTTCTTGAACTGGTCAGGTGAATCGAAGTCGACCACCTTGCGCACGTCAGCCATCTGCGACTCGAAGTCGATAGCCGCGCGCGCACCGGCAATAAACGGGGCCGCCATGGCCCCACCGGTGACGATATCGCTCCAGCCGATCTTACCCAGGCCAGTGCTTTCCAAGTTCTTGCGGAACGCGGCAATGTTCTTACGCGCCCCCGCCAGGGTCGGTGACAGCTTGTCGACGCCGGTGATCAGCGCTTTGAGCTGAAACTTGTCAGCCATCCTCCCCCCTCAGCGTTTCCGCTATGCGTTGGCTGTGCATGATGGCCTCCAGAACTACGTCCAAAGGCCGACCCATGATTTGCTCAGGGTCCGTTTTCCAGACCCAGGCAAGGTCGTAGGCAACCGCTATCAGCTCGTCGACGGAGCTGATGCCGGCTTCATGAAAAAACCGACAATCCGCCACGCCGCGCTGTTGAGGTCGGCAAGATCCAGCTGGTTGACCGACGACGGTGGGATGTGCCCGCACAAGGCGATGTACTTGGCGGCCACGTCCATGTCCACGGCCACCGAATCCTCCGCGTCAATCTTGTACGGCAGCGCCTTCATCTGGCGCACCTCGACCACTGTGGGTCGGCGCAGCTCCAGCGTTTTGACTTCTTCGCCGTGCGCCTGAATCGGCGCGGACAGCTCAATCACTTCTTTCATTGCCATACTCCCTTGCTGCCTTCCCAGCGAATGTCGATGGTGCCGTCTTCGCCCTTGGCCGCCGGCTCTTCCACCACGTACGCGCCGGACAGTACGTAGACGCGGCCATTGGCGAACTCGGTGGTTACGGTCGCGTCAGTGGCCGCCATCAGCTGCGCGATTGGCAGGTCAGGGTCATCGACCACCGTGGCCGTGGTATAGGGCACCAAGTCTTCTTCTTTGAAGTACCCCGGCGCGACCGACTCGCGCTTTCTGTCACTGAGCGGGGCTTCAACCCCGCCCGTTACGGTGAACTGGGCACCGTCTGCTTTGACGTAGCAGGTTCCCGCGACTTTCTTGCCCATGGGCAACTCCTACAAAAAAGCCCGCACAGTGGCGGGCTTCGGTGGATGGTTTTACTTACACCTGATACTGCAGGCGGAACTGGTACTGCAGCGCGAACACCCGCAACTGGTTCACCAGGTCCGGCGGATAGAGCACGTTGACGCGGGTCGGATCGGTCAGCGAGCGCTCCACCACCAGGTTCTGGGCGAAGGCCTCGGCGTTCTCCACGATGCCCATTTGCTCAAGGATGTAATACCCGGCGATCAGCTCGGCACGGATCACCGCCGGGGTGACGATGGCCTGGCCAGCACCGAAGCGGGTACCGTCGTTGGCCAGCTTGTGGCGGCCATACTTGCTGGTAATGCGCCCCTTGAGGAAGCGGATGATGTAGGCCGACTGGTGCAGTGTTTCGCTGTCCAGATAGGAGTTGTCCGCCTGCCCGTAGTCGTTCTTCTGGTAGGTGGTCACCGCCCGCTCGATGCGCTGGGTGCCGCTGGAGCAGTACGCCGTGGCAATGCCGTGGCTCAGCAGCGATTGGCGCTCCAGCAGCATGAAGCGCTCGCCCGCCGGCGCCGGGGTAATTTTGTTCATCTCGCCGGTTTGCGTCGGTCGCGCCGGGTCCGCCGAGATAAACACCGCCTGCCGCGCCGCGTAGGCCGCCGCCTGCCGCCATACCGGGTCCGGGCTGGGTTTCTCAAAGCCGTACACGGTGACGTGCGCGTCGTTGCGAGTGTCGCCCAAGGCCACCAGCTCACCCAGCGTGCCGCGCGAAGCCGTGTAAACATGGCCATACAGCTGCCGCGACCAGCTCCAGCGCCCGGTGCTGTCGTTCATCAAGGCTTTCCAGGCATCCAGCGAGGTGGCATCGGCCCACGGCCCACACAGGAACTCGAACGGCTCATCACCCAGCACGGCAATGGCGGCCGCCACATCAGGCGTCCCCACGCCGCCGGCCATGGCCGTTACGGTAACGGTCAGCCCATCCGGGGTGAATTCACCGTTGACCCGGCCTTGACGGTTCAACTGCAGCTGAATGTCGTTGCCACTCAAGCCAGCCCAGCGGCAGGACAGGGTAACTTCACCGGTCGCCGCTACCGCCGACACCGACAGCCCGGCCGCGTTAACCGCCGCTGCCAGCGCTGTCGCGGCGGCCGCTGCCGTGGCGCCACTGCTGATGGTGGCCCGCACGCGCTGGCCGGCCACGTACAGGTTGATCTGGCCGCCGGCCGTGGCGGTACCCACAAAGGCCACCTTTCCGGTCGCCTTGGTGCCCGTGGCCTTGACCGGCAGGCACCACACCTCCCCGGCCGGGTCAATGGCACGCCAGGTGTCGTACATCTCGGCCAGCATCGAGCCGACGCCGCCGATGCTCTTGGCCAGGCTCAGGCTGGGAACCAGCGTCAGCTTGCCGATTTCCGGGGCCACGGAATCATCGTTGACCTGACCGACGATCAGCCGCGGCATCGCACTGGTCGCCGTGTTGGCCTGGCTGTTGTCGACCTCGGCATAGAACAGCGGCACCTTGAGGTCGCTGGGAACGCTACTGAAGCTCACAGACATTATTCAGCGCTCCCAGTGGTAGCGGCCTTGGCCTTCGCCTTGGCGGGTTTAACGTCGGTCACGTCGCCGTCGTTCAGACGGCGCTGCCAGTAGATATCGAGCGTCACGGCGCGCCCTTCGGCCGGCACCGTATCGCCCATGGCCGGGTCGGGCGTGACGCGCCCGTCTACCGGGTACACGGTGATTTGAGTCATAGGGTTCACTCTTGTGGTAGTTCGGTGGAGAAACGCACCTCGGGCCGGCCATCAGGGCCGGGCGCGGTGTGGTTGGGGTCTTTCGGGTCCAGACTGTCGTAGGTGAAGTCAATACCGGACAACGCGGGCAGGCCGTCCAGCTTCACTTCCTGCCACGTTTCCGGCGGGTCGTTCTTGCCCGTTCGACCGATCTGGCTTTCGGCCTCGAAGCCGAAGCGATACGACACGCGCGACCGATCCAAGGCCATGAGACTGCCGCCGCCATAGCTGATCGGTTCATGGTCGGCCGACTCCAGGCCGACCAGTGCGCGGAATAGCTCGGCGCGCAGCACATGCACCAGGTCAACCGCTTGCTGGCCGCGCTCGTCTTGGGTCTGCATGACCACAATCACGTCGAAACCATCGGCAAGGCGCTGCACCGTGCGGTTTTGCGCCTGGCTCTCGCCCGCTTCGTCACCGGTGTAGATGACATAAGCCGCCGGGGTTTCCAGCTTGGCCGACGTCATCACCACGTCCATGTCGATACCGCCGGCCACCCGCTTACCAAACGACGGGCAGAAGCGCTTTACGTGCTCAATCAAAGGGGTCAAGCGCATGGATCAGCCTCCCATTGCGCGGGTGAATGCGGCCTTGAGAATGCGTTGCACATCCTCGCGGGTATCTTCCAGGGCTTCGGCCATGTAGTTGGCCCGGGGCTTGATGCGCCATTGACCAGCCTGCCTGGCCGCGATCAACTCGGCGCGCTTGCCGCGCCGGCGGCGGTTCAAACCTGGCCCGAGCCCCCGCACGCGGGCGCCACGCTTGACGCCGTAGTGCAGGAACGCCGGGTAGAATTCCTTCATGCCGCTGGTCTTCTGCGGCGCCACGCGCACCAGGAACCCCGAGCGAGACACCTTCACCTGGATGGAGTCCACCGTGGTACCGGTCCGGTTCACCGGGTAGTTGTCCCGCCCCTTGGCCAAGGCCAAAGCCAACTGGGCGCGCTGGGCGACCAGCCGGCCCGCCTTGCGCATGCCGGCCCGGACCTTGCGCTTGTCAAAGAAGTCCTTGGGCAGGTCATCAAACCCATCAACGTGCAGGTAGGGCTGCACGGTCAAGCTAGACGTAGCCATAAGCACCTCCATCTGGCTCAGGTGGGAACACGCCGCCGCCCGCCTCTGTCGCCTCGCCCAGCTCTTCGACCTCCAGCACCGAAAAGCGCCGGTTGTCCAAGTCACCCACCCGGCGCACGCGGTAGATGATGTCGACGCCCTCAAACGTCTCGACCACTTCGTGCGCGTCGGTGATGCCCCGGCGAAAGCGCAGGGTTATCCGGTGCGTGACGGTCACGCCGGCCTGCACCGAGCCGCTGTAAATGGCGCTGCCGACTTGCTGGACCTTGGCCCAGCACTTCGGCGCGTAGTCATACGCCGACTCGATGCCCGGCCCGTCCGTCTTGGCCGTGTCCGAGCGCACGCGCAAACGCACCTGGCGATTCAGCTCGCCAATGCTGGGTGGGTTCATAGGGTGTACCAGCGGTAAGGGCCGATCAGCGCATCCACTGCCATCGGCCGCTTGGATTGAAGGGTGTCGCTCGCCGCCTCGCGGGACTGGTACCAGTGCGCAATCAGCAGCAACTGGGCCAGCACCAGGTCACCGTCGAGCGCGGCAGCGTTTTCGGGAGAGCCCTCGGGCAGCAGCGCTTTTAGCTCGGCTGCCGTCTTGCCCTCCCAATCGCCCACATCCACCAGCTCACGGCCGGTGTGGGTTTCGACCAGACGCCACGCGGCGCGGCTGTAGGCCTTGAGTAAGACCGCCTGCGCCGCGTGCTCGTCGTCGTCCAAGCGCAGATGCTCCTGGATCAGTTGTGCATCGAGCATGCGGCCGCCCTCTGTGGTTAGGCCGGCTTGCCCTGCAGCGCCTTGATGGCCGCCAGGTCCTGCAGCACACAGCCGAAGCGAGTGAAGGCCAGGAAGCCGGTCTGGTCGAACTCGGCGTACTTTTCCACCAGACGCTTGAGCGCCATGTAGCGCACCTGACGAACCACAAACTGGTCGAAGTCGCCGGCATACATGAACTTCTTGCCGGCGCCGATGCTGGAAATCGCCTGATCGATGACGTAACGGTTTTTCAGGATGGTGGCCGGGCGGTCGGCGTCGATGCCCGGCAGCCACAGCGGACGGTTCTGCGCATCCACCATTTCTTCGATCAGCTGCAGGGTGTTGTCGTTGAAGGCCAGACGGAACTGCGGCGCAGAGCGGTAGGCCGGATCGATGCTGTGAATCAGGCCGTTGATTTCCTGCCAGGTGACGGCAGCGGCGTTGGCGGTGACCTTGCCGACCACGGTGGACACTTCCAGGCCAGCCGGCTGCACCGGATTGCCGGCGCCGGTGCCCTTGACCAGATAGAACGCCTTGCCGCGCTCCAGGCGCGAGGCGATGCGACGAGCCAAGAACGCTTCGATATCGACGCCCGAATCCTGCAACAGCTCGTTGGAGACGCGGATGATCTTCGACGACAGCTTGTGCGCGCCGAGGGTGCCGGTACCGAACTCAACGTCGCCTTCGCCGGTTTCCTGATTTTCACCCAGCAGCTCGCCGATTTCCTCGGTGCCGTCGCTGGTCGCCCAGTCGATGGCCTGGCCATTGTCGGTGGTCAGCAGGTGCGCCACCGAGGCAATACCGCCGTAGGCCTTCTGCGCCTCGATAATTCGCGCAAGGAAGCTGGTCGGAACGGTGTAACCACCCTTGTCACCCTGACCCGCACCATTGGCCCGCGACTCTTCGTTCATGGCGCGCAGCACCTGACGTTCTTCCGCGCTCAGTTCACCCAGGCCGTGGCGCATGAAGTGATCGAACGCCGCCGAACGCTGCTCATCCTGCGAACGCTGCTCAGGGTTGCCCTGGTTGATCTTGTCCTTGTTCTTATCGACAAAATCCTGATCCAGCGAGCGCAGCTCTTCTTCACGCTTGATCTGGTCACGAACCTGGTCGTACTCGGTTTTCATCTCGTTCCACTTGGAACGCTGTTCACCGGTCATCGCGCCTTCGCCTACCGTGTCGTGCAGGCTGCGCATTTCGCTGCCAAGGGTGGCCAGCTTCTGTTGCAATTCTTTGAGGGTCATACAGGTCTCCGCACTCAGGCGTTCATGTCGAGATAGCGTTGCCGAGCGGCACGCTCGTTTACGTGCCGCACCATGTCTTGGTCGGCTTGGCTTTGCTTCCAGCCATCCAGCGAGCGCTGGGCGGCCTTGGCGTCCGGGTATGCAGGGAAGGCCACCGGCCCCACGTCCAGCAGCTGGTCCACGCGCAAGATGGTGCGCACCACGGCGCCGTTGGCTTCCTCGCGCCACGTGTCCTTGCCCACGATCATCTTGATACTGCTGCCGCTCAGGTCGCCGCGCTCCAGCGGGGTCAGCACCAGGTCGCGGATGGTCTGGGTGTTGGGCGGGTCGATTTCGTAACCCAGTCCGCGCCCGTCCACCCACAAGCGCAGGGTCTTGCTGCCGATGCGGCCCAGCAGGTAATTGGCGTCGTGGTTGAACAGCCCGCGCACATCCTGCGTCAGCACGCCATCGAAGGCGCCGGGGGCAAACTCCTCGTAGAACATGCCGGCGATCAGGTCGCTACGGGTGTCGAAGACCGCGCCATAGCCGACAATCTTGGGCGGGCCATTGGCGCCGTCGGCCAGTGGTTGCGCGCGCAGCTCGCAATGCTGCGCCGCGAGCATGCGCAGCTCTACATCACTCATTAGGGTTGTCCTTCGGTTGGGGAGCGTTCAGCTCCGAGGGCAGCCGGGCGTTGACGCTGATCAGCATTTCGCTCAGGCCTTCACGCGGATTGAGGTCTTCCATCACCCGAACTTCGTTTCGGTCCAGCCAGCCGTCGGTGATGCCGTAGTGGTAGAACTCGCCGCGCTCCTTGGGGGTGCCGCGCAGCAGGCCGGCGAGGTTGAAGCGCACGTAGTAGCCGGCGGCGCGCTCGGCACGGGTGAAAATCTTGCGGTTCAGCTCCTCTTCCCAGTCGCGAATCACCGGCATCATGGTGTGCCGCACGAACTGAATGGCCTGCTCGCTGATGTTGGAGAAAGTCGCTTTCTCCAGGTCGTTGATCATGTGCGCCGGCACGTTGAAAATGCCGGCGATTTCCGAACGGGTCAGCTTGCGGGTGTCGAGAAACTGGGCGTCTTCCGGGGCAATGGTCAGCGCCTTGTAGTCCAGGTCAGCCGGCAGCAGCAGGGTCTTGTTCTCCGACTCGCGCAGCCGGTTGGTGGCCTGCTTCCAAGCCGCCTTCAACCGCTCCCATGACGTATCGGTCAGCGGCGTACCCTTGCTAGTGACCAACCCGGTCGGCCGGCCGCCGCCCTCGAAGAACTCGCGGCCGTAACGCACCGCAGCCATACCGAGGCCAATGGTTTCAGCGTGCTGCCGGATCGGGCTGATGCCGACCCGGCGTTTCGAGCCGAAGGCACGGATATGCACCATGTCTTCGGGCGCCACGGCCAGCGGCCGGTCGTCGGCATCCAGCGTGGCGTAGACCCAGCGGGTGCCGTTCTGCACCAGACTGGTTTCCTGCGGCAGGTGCATTTCAATGCGCTGCAGCTCGCCACGCCGCGAGCGCACCAGACTGCTGTAGCCGTTGCCCCAGCCCATCACGTGGCCTTGCTTGGTTTCCCGCCACTTGTAGGAGGTGTGCCACGGGTTCGGCTCGACGCTCAGCAGGTCATGCGCCGGGTGATCGGTGCCCGGCTCGATGCGGTCTTGGGTTTTTCGCAGCACCATCAGCGGCAGCTGGGCCACCGAGCTGGCCACCACGTAGATACAGGAGTACACCGCCGCCAGTTTCAGCGCCGTCTCCGGGTTGATCATCACGCCCTGCCGGGCACTGATCCATTCGGCAAACTCGGCGCTTGATCGCTGGACAATCGGCGCGGCGGCGCGCGACTCGAAGGCATCGAAGATCATCCGCCACCTCCAGTGTCACGGCGGGCCAGACGGCGCGCCGAAAGGAACGCGCCCACCATTAGCAGCGGGCCGCCGACCATGAGGGCGACGGCAACACCGAATCGCAGGTGCAGGCCGATCAGCAGCAGGCAAAAGCCGGCCACCCCCAGCACATCAGGGATATGTCGTTTCATGGGCTCACATGACCAGTAGGTCGTCAGGTTCGAGGGTGTCGAGCACCGAGGTGGGCAGGCCGTCGGCCAAAATGGAGCGGTTCATGGCCATGAGGATGGCCACCATGCCGTCGATCTTGTTGCCCTTGGATTCCTTGGTGGGCATCAGGCAGCCTTTGAATTCATGGGCCACCACGTTGCCGGCCATCCAGGCCAGCACCGGGTCACCGTCATGGCGGATACGGCCGGACAACAACGCCGCTTCAAACTCGCGCATGGCAATGTTCATGGTCTGAATGCCGCCGCCGACCTCGACCACCTGCGCACCGTCCTTCTGCAACTGGTGCGACAGCTGGGTGGCACGCCACTTGTCATAGGCGACTTCGACAATCTGATGCTGGCCGGCAATCTCGCGGATTTCCTCGCGGATCACGTCAAAGTCAAGCTCTTCACCCTCGGTGGTCAGCAGCCGACCTTCGTTGACCCAGCGCTCATAGGCATCCTGATTGACACCTTCGTCGCTCTCCACCGCCCCTTCGGGCAGGTAGTGGCGGACAAAGAACGTCCAAATGTCCCGGCCGCGACTGTCTTTTTCCCGGTGCACCAGGGCGACACAGGCAATGTCGCACTTGCTGGCCAAGTCCATGCCGAGGTAACAGCGCTTGCCGTAGTAGTCAGCCACGGTAAGGCCTTCGACCTTGGCACGGTCCCAGTGCAGCAGGTTGAGCCAGGCGTTTTTCGCATGCACCCACAGGTTGCAATGCTTGGTCTTGAACGCATTCTGCCGTGACGGGTAACGCGTGGCGTTGGCCAACTGCCGCTCCAGGTAGTCCGCATTCACGGAAACGCCGAAGTTGGGGTTGGCCTTCTTCAAGGCCGCCAGGTCGCGCCAGTCGTCCTTCTCGTCCAGCGTGTAGATGATGCCGAACAGCTCGTCGTTGGCCGGGCGCTGATCGAGCATGGCAATGACCTGCCGGCGCTTCTCGTAGCACGGCCCGGCAATGTTGTTGCCCGAGGTGGTGATGGTGAACATCAACGGCTGCTCACGGGCGCCCATGCCGGTCAGCATGGTTTCGTACAGGGCATCGCTGTCGTGCTCGTGGTACTCATCCACCAGCGCGCAGTTGGGCGACGATCCGTCGCCGGGGTCGCCAATGACCGGTTCCAGGCGGCTGCCGTCATCCGGGCAATACAGGCTGCGCGCGCGCACCTCAATGCCGGCGTCTTCGGCCAGCTCTTCGGTACGCTGCACCATCAACTGAGCCGGGCGGAACACTTCCCACGCCTGCTTCTCGGTGGTCGCACCGCAATACACTTCGGCGCCGAACTCACCGTCGGCGCACAGCATGTATAGGGCCACCCCGGCGGCAATGACCGACTTGCCGTTCTTGCGCGGAATCTCGCAATAGACTTCGGTGAAGCGCCGTAGGCCGGTCTTTTTACTGACCCAGCCGAACACGCAACAGAAGATGAACTGCTGCCAGGGCTCCAGCTTGAGGCGCAGTTTCATGCGGCCCCACTTGCCCTTGGTATGCGGCAGCTCTTGCACGAACAGACACACCCGCTCGGCTTGGGCCTTGTTGAACTTCCATTTGAAGCCCTTGGCCTTGCTCGCCTCCAGGTCGTCCAGGTGCCGCTGGCAGGCTTGGCGCACGTACTTGCACGCCTCGATCTTGCCGGCCACCACGTCACGGGCGTACTTGTTCGCGCCATTGACATTGACGTTGGCCATGGCGGGTTACCGATCCTTAGGAGCCAGCAACCCGGCGAAGCGGCCCTTAGCCTTGTTCTTCGGCACGGTCAGGCGCGCCCGGCTGGCCGGGTCAAGGCCAAGCGAACTGCCGTAGCTGGTCATTTGCCGCATGGCCTCATTGGCCACGGTACAGGCGGGGTTCTTGCTGCGACCCATCGGCGTCTTAATCGTGATGCCGTTACGCGTAACGTCTTCTTCGGCTTCACGCCACCGACCATAGGCCGAACAGAAACCCTCCAGCACGTGCAGGTCGGTGCGCGTCAGAACCTTGGACTCGACCAGCTCGGGTGCGAGCTTGGTCCACATCTGCTGCGCGTATTCGCCCATCCACTCGGGCGGCGGTGGTGCGATCACCAGGGCGGTGTAGTCCGGCTCGGCATCGTTGAGCTTGCGTTTGCCGGGGTTGCCGGCGGCGCGCTTCTGCGCGGTCGGCTTAGGTTTTCGGCCTCCGCCGGGGGCGCGCGTCGCCATGCTTTCACCAACAAATCAACATTTCTACAAATCAACATAACGACAAATCAACACCTAAAAAGTCGTTACCCCAAATTTTTTATTTCGCGGCCGCGTGGAAAGCACTGGGCGTTCGGTGCCGTAAGTCAAAAGCTGCAGAGATTTACCCACCCCCGGGGGGATGGGCACCAAATCGGTGCATTTTCTGATCAGGTTCGCCGGGGTTCGCCAATGCTGGCCCTGAGCCCGGCCACCCGCTCGGCGTGCGTTTTTCGGGCGTGGCAGTCGACGTTGATGGCCTGCAGATTGCTCATTTCGTCGGTGCCGCCCTGCGCTTTTGAGATGATGTGGTCCACTTCTGTGGCCGGCAGGCGCCTTCCTTTGCAATCCGGGCACTGACACAGGAAACGGTCACGGCGCAGCACTGCCGCCCGTATCTTTCGCCACTCAGCACCGTACCCACGCTGCTCCGCCGTACCTCTCCCGGGCTTGTTCCAGCCGCTGGCTAGGTGCTTGTGATCGGCGCAGTAGCCGTGCGACTCCTGAGTGGTGCGCGGGCACATAGGCGAACGGCACCCCCGCTTAGCGCGGGGCGGCATCGTTCGATTCCTTCGGCAGACGCTTGTCGGCCAGTCGCATGATCCACGACCGAACCACTTCAACACCGGCATAGCCGATCAGGCAGCCGACGAAAATGGAAAGATCGCCCGGCAGGTTGAGCCACGCCAAGCCGGGCACCGCACACCAGGTCATGCACGCGCACAACAATGCGTCGAAACACTTCTGCCGCTTGGTGCCGCCGTAGTAGCTGACACGCAGGAACGCCACGACGCCGGACATGCCAGCCGCGCCCAACTCGGGGGCATGGGTGCTGGCCCAAGTCGCGGCGCGCTCGATGAGGTCGGGGTTATCCATGGGGTGCTTCCAGAATGCAGAAAGCCCAGCGCTTAGGGCTGGGCTTTGAAATGGGGAGCCAGAAAGACAAAACCCCCAGCTGGGGGCTGGGGGTTCTGCAGGCTTCCGACTGATGGCTTACAACGTCGCGTGACGCGCTTCATTTGCCACGCTAAGGCAAAAGGTACGGTTTATTGCACGGCCAGTCAACACCTTTTGTGTAGAAGTACACGATTTGTGCGAAACCGCTCCCCTGATCACTCGCCGTTACGCGTCACGCGTCCACCGTAGGGATGCGCAGCTTCCAGGCGGTCGGTGTGTGCAGACAAGCCAGCTCCCCCTTGAATGCTCCTTTGCACCCTTCCGGTAGCACCTTGCCGCACTGCTGGCACGGGTACTTCTGCGCATCAGCAATCTGCCCCTTGAGTCGGGCGGCATCCTCGCGGATCAGGGCTACCAGGTACTCTTCCAGCTCGTAGGCCTCCCCCACTCCCGAGCGGGTCGCCATGGAAGACTCCAGCTCACTGGCGATGGTCGGGGGCAGCTTAAAGCGAACCTCCTTCACCCCGCCCGCCTTCAACTTTGCCCGGCGCCTCTGCTGACGCTTGGTGCCTGGCTTTACCTTGTCGTTACGCGTAACGCCTTGTTCACTCATGCCGGCCTTCCTCGACACTCACCGGCGGCAGGCTGGGCTTGTCTTCCAACAACTCCACCACCTTGGCCAGCAGTGCGGATCGGTATTTGCTCAGGGTCTGGAACGACATAGCAAAACCATCATTGGCAATGAGCCTGCCCAGCTCGGCCACCTTTGCCAGGTCGCTCATGGCTGCACCCTCCGCGCCCAGGAACATACGGGGCCGTTTTCACTGTCGCAGATCGACAGCTTGAACCACCCTTCACCGGCCGGGACTTCCGGCTCCCAGCCCAAGCAATGGGCCGCGCCTTGAGTCCAATACGGGTGATCCTGCGAGCCGGACCATTCCATTTCATCCCATGCCACGCTCAGGCCCTGCCCGACAAACCATGCCTCAAAGGCTTCGCGGTCCTCCCCGAACTGGGGCAACTGCGGATGGCTCCAGTAACCCGTCTCTGGGCAGCGAACCACCTCGGTCGATTGAATAAGCTGAACCACCGAAAGGACCCTGATTCCACCAGTTGCTCGGCTGCAATGTTGGTAGTTCATCCGCACCGTGCGCTCCGATCCAGGCTTGGCCGGGTCCATGCTGGCTATGGTAATGGTCTCTGCTTTCATGTCCTAACATTCTCCCTAGTGATGGATGTTCAAACGGCGCTCAAGGCCGCGTGCGGGTTGGCTTGGTGGTCGGTGCCGCTTGCGGCCTGTCCCGGTGATGTCTCGATGGCAAAAAAAGAGAGGCCATGCGTTTCCAGGCAGGCGTGCCAGCGCTGCAGGGCCTCGCGTTTCAGTACCTGGGCATGGGTGTGGATATAGGCGGCGTCGAGGTCGCGCAGCGCGTGGTTCAGCAGCAGCTCGCCAATCAGGTAATCCACGCCGAGGTCGGCCCACATCGTCCTGGCGATCTTGCGCAGGTCGTGCGCACTCCACTCCCCGCCAAACAACGCCACCTTGTCCTGGGCTTGGCGGTCGGCTAGCGGCTGACCATCACCACGCGGGAACAGGTACACACCGCGATAGCCGGCCAGGTGCTGCCAGTGGCGGTAAGCCTTGAGCATGGCCAGCACCGGAGCCGTCAGCGGCAGGCGATGGTCAGCCCGGGTCTTGGTCTGGTCGGCCGGCAGGAACCACTCCCCGCCCTCCACCAGGTCAAAGTCACTCCACTTGGCCAGGGTGGTTTCGTGAATGCGGGTGCCATGGCAAAGCATCAGCAGCACCAACATGGCGGCCTTCACATCGCGCACCCACAGCTCGGTCGCCTTGCTGATGATTTCGGGCAATTGCTGCGGACGAATGGCGCACGGTTTCGGGCGAATCCGCACCTCGGTGAAGTCACTGAACACCACGTCGCCCAGTGGGTTGATGGTCAGCTTTTTGAGCTTCTTGGCACGCTTGAAGGCTTGTTTGAGCAGGGCAAAGGCTTGGCGGGTATAGGCCAGGCTGCGCACCTCCTGCATGGGCCAAATAAGCCGTTCATCCACCGACTCCCCGTCAACGTCCACCAGGTTTAAGGAACTCAGGCGCGGCAGCAGCTGACAGTTGATCAGTGAGCGGATGTTGTCACGGCGGTTCTTGGACAGGCCACGGTCGACGGCCGCGCGCTCATTGAACCAGGTCAGCAGGTCACCCACCCGCACCCAACCCGCCGCACCGATCATGGCCGATGGGTCGGCGGTCAGTTCGGCCAACTTGACCGGCATCAGCTCGATGGCAGCCTTAACGGGCAGGTCGGGCCAGTTGGCGATTTTCTTCGATTGGCTCTTGCCGCCGCCATGACGCACCAGTAGCCAAGAGGCCCGGTTACGGTCACGGCCGAAGCGCAGCATGAGGGGTGGGTAGCGAGGGTCGCGCACCTGGCGCACCTCGGGCAGGCCAGCGAGGCGCTTGATTTCGGCTTCGCTGAATTTGACGTGCTGGGTCTGACTGGGGGTCATCGCCGGGCTCCTTGTGCAGGTGACCCGGCAGGTGTCGGGTCGTTACAGGCGCAGCGCGCCCCTACCCACGCCAATGGGCATCAGAAGGGACGGCACTGCGAACAGGGTCATGCGGGGTGGTCGATCAGTTGTCTGTGGCTTCGGTGCGGTCGATGGCTTCGATGGCGGCCAGAATCAGCGCACCGGCCTTGACCAGTGTTTGCCGGCGGGTAGCCCCCGGCTTGAACGAGGACGGGTGAAACGGCCAATACAGATCCAGGCGCGCCCGTGGCAGGCCAGCGGCATGACCGACATAGCCGACGGCAGCACGCTCCAGCTGATACTTGCTATAGGCCGCGTCATCGTCGGGGGAATGGCCCTCTTCCACGATCTGCCGCACACGCTCTTCAATCACGCAATGGGCCGCCTCGCGGATGAAATCACCCACCGCACCACCCAGCAGGTCAGCAAGCGGCGAAGCCGGCTCAGTGGCGACCAATGCGGTTTCGGGCTCGCTCGGCACGGGACCGGCAGGCGCGGGCAACTCGGTGGTCAGCTCGCTAGCGGGTTCGGGCTCTTGGGTGCCGGTCGATTGCTCACCGCCGGCACCGTCGATGGGGGTGGGTTGATCGCCGATCTTCACCACCGCCGCGCCGGCAGTCTCGCTGACTTGGGCATTGTTCTGGCCGTTGTCTTGCTGATCGTTGCCGGATGGATCGGCGGCCGGGGTTTTGGCGCGCGGGGTCTTGGCAGCCATGGTTTACTCCTGAGGGGTCGTTTTCGGCGAGCGGAACTGCCCGGCCGGGGTGAACAGCGCGGTTTCAAGGTCCGCACCTTTGGCCATGCGCTTGCGCACGGTGGAAGCGGTCACGCTCAGGCCGAAGTGCTCGATCAGCTGGGCGATGGTGCCGTGACTGTCACGCACCGTGTGGCTGTACATGGCTCGGGTGGCTGCACCGGCCTTGTCGCGCACCGCGCGCAGGTGGTCCGGGCAATGGCCTTTTATGGATTCGTAATAGCGGCGCTGGTCGACACTGCGGCCGGGGCCTACCCACTGCACATCCTGCAGGGTGCTAAGGATGCGCATGAAGCGCGCGTAGCGAATGCCGAGCGCCTGGAACACGGCTGTGCGGCTGAGCCCGCGAGCGGCTGAGGCCCGCATATAGCGCTCAACTTCGGCCGTGGTCATTGCTTGATCCCCAGTTTCTCGCTCAGCTTCTTGCGGGCTTCGGCCAAGCGCAGGTAATACCAGCGCAGGCCGCGATTCATGGCCAGCGCCTTGTCCATCGGGTTGACGCCCACCGGGCAGAAGCGGCCCATCTGGCGACGGCGCACCACCTCATTCCAGCCGGCGCACCACTCCAGGCGCAGCACGTCGGCACAGTCCGGGTGAGTCTTGCTCATGCGGTACACGGCATCTTCAATGCGCGACTCCAGGCAGTTGTCCGGCATCTGCGCCGGGCGGCCACCACCACCGCCAAAGGAGAAATCACCTTGCGTGTCGATCAGCAGGGCCAAGGTGCTCACCCCGCCGCCCGGCAGGCTGACGCGGTTGTCGTTGAGCCAGCGCGCCCACAGCTCAAGGGCTTCGTCCAGCGGCCCCCACGCACGACGGGCCATCAGTGCGGCCGCCGGTTGAGCAGTACTTCACACAGCGCCTCTTCGGGGTCGAGGTGTTCGCTCAGCTCGCCAAAGCGGTCAGTCACCAACAGGTCGCCGCGTTGAATGCGCACGACACTGGACAGTGGCCGCGCCAGATGCCAGACAAAGCCGCCGGCCGCGCGTAGCGCCTGCGATTCGGCTTCGCTCAACACGTGCGGATGCAGCAAGCCGGGGTCGCGACGGCGCGGGCGATGCTCCAGGGCGGCGCTCAATGCACGGGCGCGCACGAACTCCGAAGCGGGGCTAAAGTCAGACAAGCTCAGCGGCAGCACTTCGACCAGACCAATGTCCGGGCGCATCAGGAAGGCCGAAATTGCCCGGCGCGCCTCGAAGGTGCCGCCGGCCAGGCCGATCAACAGACGCTGACTAGCCGCGGTCACTGGCCACCCCCAGCGACTGGGCACGAGCCAGCGGCTCGAAAATGCCGTTGTAGTCCACCGCCCCGCTCGACGCCTGGACGATCTTCATGGCCGAGCGAAAGCACGGCGCGCGCTCTTGGCAGTACCAGGAATACACCGTGCGCGGGTTCTCCTGCAGCATCACCGCCACGGCTCGCGCCCCGTCCTTACCCGGGGCCTTGCCCGGATGGGTACCCGGGGCCTTGCTATCAATCCAGGCGTTTAATTCCACGATTCGTGTTCCAATACACTATTTGTGGAATCTTAGGGCGAACTCCCTCCCACTTTCAAGCTCTGATGTGTGTGAATTACACTTTATGTGTACTCTTGCCCGCTGACCCATATAATATTAGGCAAATATTGACACGGCCCCGGATTCACCGGCCGCCTGAGAGAGTGAGCATGCCAGACCTGAAAATCACCGTTGCCCAGCGATTAAAGCAGTGTCGCCATGATCGTAACTGGACCATGAAAACACTGGTCCAGCAGCTGCAAGAACGGTGCGGCGCTGATGTTGGCGAATCGGCCTACTCCAACTGGGAGAACGCCCTGCGCATGCCGCCACCTGAAATGCTGATCAAGCTGGGCGACCTGTTCGGCGTGGCGCCCGCTTGGCTACAGGGCTTTACTTCGCACTCCAGTGCCAATATGAGCATGGCCGATTACATCACGGCAAACAGCCCGCACATCGTGACCAAAACCGGCGAAGTGCCTCTTAAGCAAGCGTCGGCCGCCACTGCTTACAACCTGGATTACCTCAAATCGCGCAACCTGGACCGCAACCGGGTGCTAGCTATCCGTCAACTGGATTCGAGCATGGCCGGACTCATTGAAGAAGGCGATGAAGTGCTGATCGACCAGACCCGCTGCGACATTGACGGCCGCGACCTGTATGCCATAGTCGCGCCAAGCAATGCCGTGTGGATACGCTGGATCAGCCGCGAGCTTGACGGCACCTATAAGCTCTCAGCACAGAATGACGGCCACCCTGAGGTGATTCTGCAGCCGGATGCTTTCGAGCGTATTACCGTGGTCGGCCGCGTAGCACGCATCGCGCATGACCGCTGAGTCGTTTCGCCACACCCAAAGCCCCGTTAAGGGGCTTTTTTGATGGCTCAATATACACTTTATGTGTATTCTGCCACGCATCTCAGGAACGGCAGGACGGATACCTTCCCATGCACGGCAGCATTACCCCAGACCCAGTAGCATCAACCCTTGTCACCTGCTCTCCGCAAGCGATCCAGGCCAACCAACAACGACTGCTGGTGGTGCGCGAGGTCGGCAGTCTCAGCGCCGGCATCACAGCCATTGCTGACCAGTGCTGCAACGAGGGGTACGCACCCATGGAAAGCCTGGAAAACATCCTGCACCTGTCCCGGCAAATGTCGCGCGCCCTTGCCCAGCTGGGTATTGCCCTGTCCGACTGAACCACCTTCGCAAGGATGCACCCGCAATGAACGCTGTCATGGAAGTCACCGGCGAAGACGTGCTGGGCCTGCCTGGCCAAACGCTGACGCTCGAAGAACTGAATACATTGGTTGGCCTGGCCGACGGCATCCCCACGGTGAAGCTGGCCCAGCAATTGGGTTTGGATGAACACACCATTGGCCAGATTGAGCGCGCCATTCAGCGCAAGCTGGGCGCGCGCAATCGCCTGCATATGATCACCCGTGGCTTTACCCTTGGCGTACTGGTACCGCGAGCACTGTGCCTGATGCTATGCGTGATATCGGCCCTTGAGGTTGACCATGACTTGTTTCGTCAGCGCTTCCAGCGCCGCCCGCGCACCAATAACGAAGTGGTCCGCATTGTCCGCATTTCCCCCGGTGCCAGCGCTGGCAACGCCCCTCTGTACGGCTGACGCCGCGCTACAAATCTACATATCTACAATTCGATAATTGTTGAACGCCATCAGGCGCAGCCCTATACTGCGCCCAATCGCTGGAATGTTGATTTCTACATTTGTAGCTATCAACATGGCGCCTTGAATGGAGTTCACCCTATGTCGATCCGCGTTGCTATGGCCGGCCAAAAAGGCGGCGTAAAGAAGTCTGCCACCGCGCGAGCCATTGCCGCCGCGTTTTCCACCGCTGGCATGAATGTACTGATTGCCGACTTTGACCCGCGCCAAATGACCAGCACGAACTGGAACCTGCGCCGCCAGGCACGCTTCCCCGACCTGCCAGCCATTACCGCCAAGCCCTATGCCAGCGTGGCGCAGGTGATGCGTGAAGTGGACGACTATGACGTGGTGATCTTCGACCCGGGCGCCTTCGCCTCGCAGATCATGGTGGAAGCCGCCGGCCATGCCCATTGCGTGATCCTGCCGACCGCCGCCGGACTGGATGACCTAGAACCCACCGTAGACCTTGCCAATGACCTGGCACAGCGCGGCGTAGAGCCCCAGCGCATCGTGTTTGCCCTGCACCCGGCCGGTGACAGTGACAGCGAGCTGGCAGCCGCTCGCGAATACCTCGGCCACACCCCGTATGCGACACTAGACGGCTATATCCCACAGAAAACCATCTACAGCATGGCGCACGACCTTGGCTTGTCGGTGATCGAAGCCCGCAGCCCAGGTCCACGCCAGAAAGCCGAGAAGCTGATTCAGTCGGCCATCAACACCATAAGCGCACTGACAAATTAAGGAACACCCCATGACTGTCGAAATCCCTAAAGCGCTCGCCAAGAAGAGCACCAAAGCATCGGTCAAGGGTACCCCGGCCAACATCAAGCCGTTGGAACCTGCGGCCGCTAAGACCAAAAGCCCGCTTAACGTCCAGCTGGATACCCAGCTGAAAACCGCCATCGCCATCGAAGCGGCGCAACGCGGCATCACCATGACCAAGCTGCTGGGCGAGATGTGGGACGCTTACGAGGAAAAGAAGCACCGCTGATGCAACGCCCAAACAAAAGCCCCGCAGTGCGGGGCTTTTTATTACTCGCGTGACCGTCACGACTCAACCTGAAACGCCATGATGCCCAGCGAGCGGGTGAACTTCTCTAGGGTGTCCAAACTGGCCCAGGTGCGCGGGCTCTCGCGCTTTGAGCGAATCGGTACCCAGTTCAGGCCACGACGCGCTGCCAGCTGCCAGCGCTGGCCGTCCTCGGTGCGCTTCACCAGGAACTCGCGCGCCGCCTGGCTCTCGACCAGCAATGCCAGCTCGCTTTCATAGTACGCAGAACGCGCCAAACCTAACCCCTTCGTGATGAGTGATGCCCGGCCTTGGCCGTGCCGACATGCTGCCCGCGCTTTTGCGAGCCGTCACGCATGATCACCCGATTATCGCCGTTACGCGTCACGCGTACTATCTCGGCTGTTTCATCCACCTTTCGAAAGCCCTGCTGCTCCAGCTGCTTCAGGGTCATACGCTGAATCGGGGTCATTTCAGCAGCTCCATTGGTTCTTGCGCAATTCATCGCAACGCTGCTGCAGGGCTGCTTCCCATTGGGAGCGGGCCGCACGGCAAGCATTTACGGTGATGCCGCCTACCGAATGCGCCCACATCAGCCCGGCGACACCTGCTTGGCAAACACGCATCGCCTCCAGTATTGAGCCGCAGGTAGCCAGTTGATCCGCAGGGCTTGGCTGAACCAGGCCAAGGCCGAAGGCATAGTCACGACTTTCCAGTGCATCCATGTTGGTGCGGATGCTCTCCCACTGCAGCACGCAATAGCGCCCCAGGTTGAGCTTGTAGTAGGTGGTGCGCTGCTCGTCGCAGTTCTGCCGGTCCTCGATCCACAGGTTGATCAGCGGCCGGCCGAGGCCGCCCTTGAACAGGCGCTGCAGCAGCGTGCGGCGCGGGGGTTGGCTGGCCATCATTCGACACACAGCAGCAGGCCGGGGGCCTTGGTCGAGCGCAGCAGGTCGACCAGCCGGCCCTCGTCGTTACCGTCCTCGTCGCGAATGCCTTTGGCCAAGGTGTCGTCATCGACCGGCTGTACGTCGTCCAGCTCGTAGCAGTCCGGCCCGGCAATGGCCTCGGCCAGCTGCAGGGCCTGCTGGGCGCTGATCGCCGCGAAAATTTCCGTGTCGCCCACCCACCAGGCGCGCAAGTGCTGCTCCATGTACATCAGTCGCCACCAAGCTTGGCCATTGACCCGGTACACGCCGGGGCGCCAGGTGGGGTACAGGGTCCATTCCTCTTCCAGCTCGCGCAGCAAGGCCTTGGCCAACTGCGGGCCGATCTTGAAGCGGCGCATCAGCGCACCGGCGCCAATCAAGTGATGCGCGGCGACAAAGCGCTTGGCGGGCGCGCGCAGGTCCATCAGTTGCGCATGGCTCATGCGTGGAATCTCCTTTTGTGAATCATGACGAAAACGGGCACCGCAAGGCGCCCAGCAATGGCCTGGAATCAGCCGACCAGTAATGGCAGCTGTGGCTGCTGTACCGGGCGGCCTTCATTGAGGAACGCACCCCACTGCGCGCCCATGGCGGCGGCGATACCGGGGTAGGTCTTGGAGCGTTCCAGCCAGCGATTGGCCGAGGGGGTGAGCCTGTTCTGCCCGCTGTCTGTCTGGTTGGCCCAGCGCTCGACGGTCTTGCCGTTGCGCTCCACCAGTCGACCCGGAACGCGCCGGGTCGGTACCAGCGGCGGCAGGCCGTTGAGCCAGAGGCCGGTGCTCTTGCTGGCATCGTCGCCGAACTGGTGCGGCTGGATGATCTGGCTGGGTTTGCGGATCGCCTTGCTGATGAACGACGGCGCCGGGTTCTCGATGGCCACCGGGTACGGCAGCTGCAGCAGGCGGCGGAAATTCTCCAGCGCCTCGGCCTGTGCCGCGCGGCGGGCGGCGCCCACCAGCGTGCCGGGCTTGACCTTCTGGTGGTAGGGCCCGTCCTTGAGGGCCCACGCGGCCGACACGGTGAGGTAGGTGCACATCGGGTGCAGCACCGCCAGATCCCAGTCGTAGCCGAGCACGTCCCACACGTCGCACTGGAAGTGGTTGCTGGCCCGGTCGCGGGCCGGCAGCAGGTCGCAGGTCCAGACGTCGTGGCCCTGCTGTTCGAAGGCGCGGCGGGTGAGGGGGCAGGCGGAATAGCCGATGAGGATCTTCAAGGTGGGCGCACATCCGTGATTGCGGGTGGGTGGGTGAACTGCTCTAAACCCACTTTACATGAAAGTGGGCGCCCATTTTATATCAAAGTGGGAATGGCGGGCACAAAAAAAGGCCCCCGGACCATAACGACCTGGGGGCCTCGATTTAACATATCTTCAAATTATGTACATGGCGCGGGCAACTGGCCAGTAGTCCACGCGCGGTCGGCCGCCTGCTTGGCCTCATCCTGCAGCGCCAGGGCCTGCTGAACGCTCAGCAGATGGAAGGCGAGCAGCCCATTAATCCAGCCCGTGAGGTACATCACTTCGCCGTGCCGGTACTGGTCGCTGTCGCTGTCGGCCACGCGCTGCACCATTTCCTGAATCCGCCAGCGCGCCTGGGCGACGGTGTCGGGGCTGTCTTGCTCAATCTGGATCAGGGCCATGCGGCCTCCTTGCTATCAGGGGTGGGGGTTCGGTTACTCGAACTCGCTCGGCTCACCCAGCTGCTGCCCGGCGCTGAACGCCAAGTACCCGGCCAAGGCTTCCGCCGCCTGGCGGCGCGCCTCGATCAAACGCCCGCGTTCTTCCGGCTCAACCCCGGCCGGCGAACTCAGGTAGGCATGCCGCGCTTGGCGATAGGCGTTCAGATACTCCAAAGCGTAAACGTCCAGGGTGACGGTCAGCGGCTCGGTCAGCAGCGCCGGCGGCTCGGTGCGGATGTACTTATGGCGGGTAGCGG